AGGTGTGGCCAAGCATACCTAAAAAATATATTAGTCATTTCATCAGAGGATATTTTGATGGAGATGGCAGTGCTTCTGTTGAAAACAATGGGCAAGGGTATGTAAGAACACGAGCCAATATTCGTGGCCCTAAATTATTTTTAGTTGGGCTGCACAAACAAATTGGTTTTGGTGGTATCAACCACAAACATCCATTGTGTAGTGCCATAACAATTGGCACGCCATTGTTGAAACAGTTTGTTAAACTAATATATAAAGATAGTACAGTTACCATTAAACATAAGCATGATCGTTTGATGAGTGCCACGAGCCTGGTAACAGGCTCTAGTAAAACCTTCTCTGATTGAGGTGGAAGCCCTACGGGGTGACACTGCGCAAGCCGTTGGCAGCGTAAGAGACTAAGTGAGAAGGCCCCACTATAATAGTGGGTGATGCGATAGTCCGATCTAATATGAAAGTATTAGAGGTGAGTAGAAATACATCACCCCTCTAGCAATAGAGAGTAACATATTGTCACATGTCAACATGGCATGCTTTTGGAGTGGCACGGATACTGAGACGATTAGGTCTATAGGTTCTCAAGGACTGTGCCTTGCTACGGTATTCAATAAGAAGAACGAATCACGAAGTGCTGCTTGCTATAAGGTATCCTCAGAACTTGGAGATGATACCATGCTTATTGATGATATTCCATTATCGGTAGACGACTTGGTATTACCCGAAGCAAGTGCATGGGAGGAAGAGTTCACAGCTAATGTAATAGAGGAAGTCTACAATCCATCATTGCTTGGTTCTTACGAATACCAAGGGGGATTAGAGGCAAGCGACCATAGCATCTATGGATTGCTTGGTTATGGATTGCAGAATGAGTCGGAGATATTAGGGATTAATCCTAAGAAATATTTAAAAGAGTTGAACAAAAAGCATATGGTTACACTCATGGAGTATGAAGCAAGGCTCGAGAAGGCCGAGAAGGAAGGTAGGTTAACATGGCGTTAGAAAAGGTACATTTAACAAGGCAAGCGGACATCATTGATTCAAAGGCCATTGGCTCACTCACGGTAGCTATCATTGGAGTGGGTGGAATAGGTAGCTATGCGTGCTTAGCACTAGCAAAGATGGGGTGTGAGAAAATATCTATCTATGACTTTGACTCTGTTGATGAGGTCAATATGAATTCACAGCTCTTTCGGTTTACTGATATTGGCAAGCCCAAAGTCGAAGCTGTTAGGGACATAGTGAAAGACTTCACTGGGGTGATACCAACTTGCTACAATGGTAAGGTAACAAAGCATACTAACGTGAGTGCTGATATAATAATCATGTCGGTGGATAGCATGAGTGCCCGAGCCGAGATACTAGATGGAGTGACGTGTAAGTATTTAATTGATACGCGCATGAGTGCAGAGAAATATTCACAATACACTGTGAACATGCGCTCTACGGATAGTGTATCAAGTTATCGTAAGACACTATATACAGACGCAGAGAGCGTAGCTGAGCGGTGTACTGCAAAGAGCACTATCTACACAACACTAACAGCTAGTAGCATGGTGTGTAAGGTGGTGAAAAATATCCTTGCCAAAGAACCTTATCCTAAAACAATACTAATGGACCTTAACAAATCAGAACATAATGTTCACATGTTTACATGAAAGGAATTAAACCAAGTGTCTAGAAGAGTGCAGCGTAAGTATTCAAAAGAGGATATTGATTTAGTGTCACACCATTTTAATTCTGGTGTGACATCTCCTCATATGATTAGCAAGCTAACTGGAATACCACGACCCACGATTCAGAGTTGGGTGCAGACAGGGAAGCTAACTAAGTATGTTAAACCACAACAAGAGCACGTTGCTCTACCAAAGGGGAATATATGTTATCAAACAAAGTAATGAAGGTATGGATTATATTAGGGCTACTAGTGTTTGTTACTGGGGTAGCTAAGACTTTACATAGAACAGAGCGCGAGACAATGACCGCTTGCTTTGTGAAGAACATTCACCTATGCGGTGATATGATTTGCGAGAGTGATAATGAAAATCCAATTGATACACTAAGAGATATGCATTCAAATCTACAGGACTGTTTAGATAATGGGGTAGAAGATATGTTTTACACAGAGGAATATTTTAATATGACATTAAAATAAAAATGCCATAGCTTTTACACTATGGCATCCAGCCCCTAACTAGAATTAAACCCAACATCTACGCTATCACGAATCAATAATAAGTAAAGGAATATTTAATTATGTTAATCCAAGTATTGGGATTAAGAGAATTTACTGACAGAAAAACAGGCAAGAAGAGATTATCAGATAGGTTCTTTGAGAAAGGCTGGAGACTTAACTCAATACAAGAAGTCTTTGGTGATAGATGTAAGGAACTTGTGGAGTCTATACCAGAGGACCAAAGGTTTAATCTATTCTATACTGCGGCGCATTGCTTCGAGGATTCTAAGAGGGCCATGCACAGTATGTCTATAGTTCCCTTTGACATTGACGGCATAGAAGTCACACCAACTGGGGTACCAGAGCGATGCATTGCTATAGCTAGAGTGGTAGCTACAACCATAGGGTGTGATGTATCTAAACTTGGGGTGTTATTCTCAGGCAATGGTGTTCAGGTCATAGCTAACATTAGAGAACCCATAAAGGAAAAGGAATACTTTGATAAGTACAGAGAACACTACTCTGTTATCTGTCACACGATAAACGTAAGGCTATCCGAGGCTGGACTACAAGGTAGCGCAGACCCAAAGGTATTTGATGATGCACGAATCCTGAGGCTACCATGGACAGAGAATAGAAAGAAAGATAAGCCAACGAGAAGGGCTATGGTCATTCAGTCTAGCATAGAACCCATAGACTGGGACATAGTCAAAATCTCTGGGGTGCCTGAGGTCACAGGAGATGAGGTAATAACAGACGTAGTTCTTAAGAACTACCCAAAGCCAGACACTGTGGCTGTCATGGCAGAGTGTTCCTTTATAAGATACTGTGAGGAGAACCAAGCAACACTCCCAGAACCACAATGGTATGACATGCTAAGTATCGTAGCAAGACTAGATGATGGTGCAGAACTCTGTCACTCCATGAGTCGAGGTCATCCCCACTACAATAGTTTTGAGACAGACACCAAGATTGCTCAGGCTCTTGCGTCGGCTGGTCCTAAGAAGTGTAAGTCAATTTCCCTATACCACGAGGGGTGTTCATCGTGTCCTCACTACGGACAGATCAAAAGCCCCATTCAGATTAAGGGTAAGGACTATATAGCAAGCTCAGACTATGGGTATAGAGAGCGCAGCATAGGTAAAGATGGAATCATAAAGCCAGGTAAACCAGCATATGATGACATCATTAAAGCCTTTTCAAATATCTATAACTACCGAGTGCTCTCTGACACTGGCCAGATTGTAGCATACAATGGCAAGCACTGGTATGAAGTGGATGCATTAAAGGTTAGGCATTTAGTTAATGAATGGATTAAACCAAGTGCATCTCGAGTCGAGAGTGAAGAGGCTCTCTATAGAATTAAATCAAAAAATATTTACGATAGAAATGAAATGCTTGCATCAAGCAGGGGATTTATAAATTTTAACAACGGAGTCTATGACATATATAACAATAAGCTTAATCCTCATGGGCCTGAATTCGGTATGTTCAACGTACTACCGTACAACTATGACCCTAATGCTACATGCCCATTGTGGGATACGTTCTTATACCAAATTATGCAAGGAGATGCTACGCGTATAGATACTCTTATGAAGTACGCAGGGTATTGCCTAAGCTATGACTCATGCTGGGCACAAATATACCTGGTGTTACTGGGAGAAGGCTCTAACGGTAAGTCAGTATTCATGGAGGTACTAGCTGCGGTGGTAGGTCCTGAGAATGCATCATCAATAATGTTGTCCGATGTTCTTGGGGAGAAAACAATTCGGATGCACATGGTGAATAAATTTTTTAACTACTCCGATGAGAGTGGCAGATATATATTCAAAGAGTCTGCCGTGTTTAAAAACCTTGTGCAAGGTGGCACAATGATTGTTAAAAAGCTTTACTCTCAAGAGGCCATGATAGAAAATAGAACTAAGTTTATTGTCTCGTGCAATGAGATGCCACAAACCAGTGATAATTCAGAAGGGTTCTTTAGACGAATGCTTATTGTACCTTTCAATTTTAAAATATCTCCGACTGATGAAGGGTATAATCCTTTCTTAAAGGAAGATCTTATAAGGACAGAGCTGCCAGGTATTGCTAACAAACTAATCGCAGCCTACAAAGAACTAATGGTGTCCAAGAAATTTATAAAACCATTGGAGTCAATTAGGTTAGTAGAGGAATACAAAAGAGAGAACGATACTATTAAAGTATTCATAGAAGATTGCCTCATAGAAACTGACAACGAAGAAGACTTTATATCTAATGAAGAGATCTATGCTAAGTATAGAATATATTGTGATGAGTCTGGGTATAAGCCATATAATAAAGTTATGTTTGGGCGCAGATTCTCTAGCAAGTACCAAGATCCATCAGTATTAAAAAGGATAAATGGAAAAGTTACCAGAGGAAGGAAGAACCTGAAGTATGAATCAAACTATTAAACCATTATGGAATCATCAAGTTGAAGGAATCAATAGAGGATTAAGACAGAAAGATCTTGGTTTATTTTTTGAACAGGGAACTGGTAAGTCACGAACCATGATTGAAGTTCTACGCAGACTATACGCCAAAGAGAATAGAGTCATGCGAACATTAATCCTATGCCCTATCATCGTGTGTGAGAATTGGAAAAAAGAGTTCGGCATGTACTCCAAGATTAATCATTTTGACATAGTGGTATTGAAAGGTCCAGGAAGAAAGAGAGTACAAGACTTCTTAGAAATAGTAGAGAAGAACAAGATAGTCATCACTAACTACGAAGCTATGGAGAATAAGGACCTACACCTATTACTATCCCAATGGTGTGAGATACTGGTGTGTGACGAGAGCCAACGACTCAAGAACCCAGACTCAGTGAGAGCTAAGAAGGTAGTACAAATAGCAGACCTATGCAAGCATAGGTATATTCTAACTGGTACTCCAATACTTAACTCATGCTCTGATGTCTTCATGCAGTTTAGAATCCTTGATGGTGGAGAGACTTTTGGTAAGAACTACTATGCATTTAGGCATGAGTACTTTGAAGATGCTAACGCTAGAAGGAAGGGAACCCAAGGGTATTTCCCAGACTGGAAGCCTAAGTCTTTCACCTTCGAGGTCTTGCAAGATAGGATAAGTCATAAGGCTATGCGAGTGCTTAAGTCAGAATGCCTAGACCTTCCGCCTTTTGTAAACCAGAGGGTAGACGTAGAGTTGGGATCGGAACAGAAAAGGATGTACAAGCAAATGATGAACGACTATGTGACGTGGCTTAAGACCAAGGACAATGAACCGCGGGCCGTGGTCGCACAGCTAGCTGTCACAAAGGCTCTACGCTTGCAGCAAATCATATCTGGTTTTGCTAAGGATGACGCGGGAGTCGTGCATAGACTTGAAGATAATCCAAGGGTAAAGGTCTTAGAAGAATTACTCACAGACCTTACACCAGTGCATAAGGTGATTGTATGGGCTACGTTCAAAGAGAACTACACCATGATCAGTGAGCTATGCACGAAGCTATCACTGGGGTATAGGGAGATACATGGAGATATATCTCATAAGGATAGAGAGAAGAACATGCAGGACTTTCGTAAAGACCCTGAGGTGAGAGTGATGATTGCTAACCAAAGTGCAGGTGGTACGGGTATCAACTTAGTGGAAGCATCCTATAGTATATACTTCTCTAAGAACTTTAGCCTTGAAGCAGACCTTCAGTCAGCAGCTAGGAACTACAGAGGGGGATCTGAGATACATGATAAGATCACTCGCATAGATCTGGTATCACCAGGTACGATTGATGAGTTGATTAACGAAGCACTAGAGAAGAAACAAAATGTCGCAGACAATATATTAAACTGGAGTAACCAACTAACGAAAGGAATTAAATGAGCAACGAAGTAATGTGGGGTATGGGTGATGAGCTTGCTACACCAGGGGATAAATTAGATTTATTGGATAAGGCTATGAAAGATTTAGCAGAAGCACGATCCCTAAGAGATGAAGCCGAAGCAAAGTATAATATTGCTGCCGCAGCTGTGACAGTAATAGAAGATACTCTCATGGGGTTACTAAAGTCTAGCAATCGTGAGAGCTTTAAAACACCAGGGATAGGTAGCGTGTCTATTACACATAGACAGAACTTCACAACACCAAAGAGTGGGGATGAGAAGGTGGCATTATTTAATTATATCAAAGAGAAGTATGGGGAAGAAACTCTGCGCTCTATGATTAGTATTAACTCCATGACTCTTGGTTCGTGGGCTAAGAAGGAAATAGAAGAAGGTGTTCTAACAATACCAGGGCTTGCACAGCCTACGGTAACAGAGAAGATAACATTTAGAAGGGAGATGTAAATGAGTAGGGAAACATTTTTAATTCAAGTGACACAAGTCACAAATGCCAAGGAAAGAAAGGAACAGTCTGGGTATGTTCACGCACACCATATTGTATCGTTCATGCCTAATGGCGAGTTCACACAACTAGTGTTGACAAACGACACAATGGTGGTAAAAGAGAGCTGTCAATATTTTATAGAGAAAGGTAAGACCTATGGTCTTATGAGGGTATTATGAGTAAAGAAGTAGCTAAGAAAGAATCAATGGAAGTAAGCACAGAAGTTACCCAATGGGGTAATGATGTAAACGTAGGTAAGGATTTATTATTATCAAAGGTCCTTACTATGCAGGCAATGAGTGATCTAGTCACAGCTGGTGATGCTAAGATAGGAGAGTTCAGAGACTCCATCACGCATGAATTGCTTGGGGATATCACTAATCCAACTGAGTTCATACCATTTCACTGTCGTAAGATGTGGGATATTTTGGAATCAGAAGGACCCAACTCACAGTCAAAGTGGGTTAAGTCAGTGCCAGTAGTAGAAGACCCTACTAAACCAGACTATAATGATAACTGGGAGTGGACAGTAGAAGAGAACGGTAAACTACAGAAGAGAGTTAGACGTCTTGATTTCTTTTGTTTACTAGTTAGCCAACTTAAAGCTGGGACTGCTATGCCAGTGACTCTAAGCTTTCGATCAACAAGCTACAAGTCTGGTCAGATACTATTAAACCAGATGTATGTTAGGAACAAGATGCTTGGTAAATCTCCCGCTGCAATTATTATGAGTCTAAGTGGTGAGAAGGTTAAGAATGACAAGGGTACCTTTATTGTAACTAAAGTAACTCCGGTTCGTGCATCAGATAAAAATTATGAGTTAGCAGCATTTGACTGGTTTAAATTAATCACTAAGTCTAATGTCATTATTGATGATTCAGATTTGAAAGAAGCAGACACAACACCAGTGGGTGATCAGTCTGCTGGAAGATTCTAATGCGCAAGGTATTACTATTAGATATTGAAAGCACGGGCCTCGATGCTAAGGCCGATAGGATTATAGAGTTAGGGATGATGGTAACATCATCCGACTTTAAAGTAATCCACGAGGAGTACAACAAACTGGTGTGGGACGATACTTACCCAACACTCACACCAGAGATTGAAGACCTCACTGGTATTACCCAAGAGGATCTACTAAGTAATAGTATCAAACCATGGCTTGCTATGCAGGACTTTAATGAACTGATATTCAAACACGAGCCAGAGTTCATCATAGCATATAACTCTGAGTTCGATAGATCGTTCATTGATGAGGAACTAAAAAGAAATAACCATGGTGTAATGGCTAATTGGCTTTGTGCTATGCAGGACATTGACACCAATAAGAAGTCTAAGAGTTGGAAGCTTATGCATCTTGCCTTAGACTATGGTGTCCCAGTAGATCCTAATGAATTGCATCGAGCTATCAATGATGTGGAACTAATGCGTAAGGTACTCGTGGCATCATCGGCTAATCCAAGCGACATGTTTACCTATAGAATGGCACCTTCGGTTTACATAAGAGCTGTTGTAGAGGCACCGTGGAAAGACAACGGAGCTGGTATAGCTAAGGCCAAGAGCCTCGGGTTCTCATGGGAAAAGGTTCGCGGTGACACCAGGGTGTTTGAGAAGTGTTGGGTTAAATTATTAAAAGAAACAGAACTAACAGAGAGGAACAATTATCCTTTCGAGACAAAAATATTAGGAGTAAAAGATGGAAACGAAACCAATAGTAGATAAGATAAATACAAACGTAAGTCTTTCAAAGAAGACTCACGCAGCAATAACAAAGAAAGCCAAAGAACTTGGTATCACAAATAGTAGGTTGATTAATACCCTATGTATTAATGGCTTGACTAAAGTAAAGACTGATACGGTAGAATCCTCTGAGTAAGGAGGACACCATGGCTAAGAAAACAAAAACTAAAAAACCAATGCCTAAGAAATCTGGCAAGTGTTAATAGAAAGCCCCAACTATGAACCCAATTGCTATAGATACCGAGACCACAGGTCTAGAGGAAACCGATAGACCTTTCTGCGCTACCATTTCAGGTAAAGATTTTAACATCTACACTGAAGACCGAGACATGGTTAGTAAACTATTAGACACCAGTTATCTTGTGTTTGCTCAGAACGCTAAGTTCGATGCGAGAATGCTATCTCACTGGGGTGTGAACATGTTCACTAAGCCAGTGTATGATACAAACATAATGGCTAGGATTCTCCGCAACGATTATCTAAAGTACTCCCTAGCAGATCAGGCAAAGCGGATAGGATTAACTAAGAGCACAGAAGTAGACGCAGAAATAAAGAAGCATAAGCTATACGAAACACGAAGGAACTTCTTCGGAGAAGAATACAAGGTACCAAGATACGATAGAGTGGATAGGGAGATACTTAAACGGTACGCGCTTCTTGATTCGGAGCTAACCTATAAACTTGGTATGAATTATCTAGAGCGCATGGACACCAAAGATAAACAAGTAATGCTAATGGAGTCTAACCTAACACCAGTATGTTATGGAATGGAGAGGCGTGGGCTACAGCTTAATGTAGACTACACTCTTAAAGCTTATCATTATGAGAAACAATTACTGGAATCAAAGCTTGATATCATCAACAGTATGCTAGGGTGTGAGTTCACTGATTCAGCTAAAGCAATACAGAAGCATCTATCATACCAACTACCTTTAACAGATGCTAATAACCCATCCCTAACTGATGATGTAATAGATTCTATTCTATCAGCTGGTGGTACAACACCAAGGGATAGTACCATTCTTGGGCTAGTGCGTGAGATAAGATGGTTTAAAAAAAGAATCAATACTTACTATGAATCATACCTAAATAGGAAAGACTCCTGTGGGATTATACATCCTACCATGTGGCAGGCAGGGACTAGGACTGGACGGTTTAGTTATTCAGATCCCAATCTACAGAACATGCCTTCAGAAGAGACATCTTCCGCTGAGTATGTAATCAGAGGATGCTTTATTCCAAGGCCAGGTAACGTATTTGTAAGTATAGACTACATGGCTCAAGAGTATCGAATTATGGCAGACTATGCAGGGGAACAAGACATTATCAAAGCAGTTATGGCAGGTAAAGATTTTCACCAGGTAACGGCAGATATGTTTGGGGTTACGCGCAAGCAAGCAAAGACTGTTAACTTCCTAACACTATATGGTGGTGGACCACAGAAATTAGCGGATACATTAGGCATAACATTAGCAGAAGCCACGAGGCTGCGCACTAAATACTTTAGTGCACTACCAAAGGTAGAAAAGTTAATCGACGATATCATAGCAACCGGAAGAGGCAGAGGCTATGTGTATAATTGGCTGGGTAGAAAGTTATACGCAGAAAAAGAACACTGCTACGCATTGCCTAACCACTTGATACAATCAAGCGGAGCAGACACTATGAAGTTGGCAATGATAGAGATATCATCGTTTATATCTGGTAAAGAAATAGAAATGGTTTTATCTGTGCATGATGAGCTAGTGTTTGAAATGCCCGAGGGACTTCTTTCTACGGTTAAACAGATTCAAGAGATAATGGAAACAGTATACCAATCTAGGAATGGAATGCGGTTGAAAACATCAGCTAGCTTTAGTAGAGTTAGCTTAGCTAAAAGGGATATGGTGGACTTACATGTTTAGTATAAAATGCCCCCGCTGCGGATCAATCATGCGGAACTATTTAATAGATAGAGACGGTAATGTTTTTTCTAAAATATCAAAAAGGAAGTTATCTTCATTTGTAGATACACATAGAGATGGAGTTAGTAAAACTTATAAAAGAATTGGTTTGCTTAAAAGTGATGGTAAACAAAAATCGTACTATCTTCATCAGTTAGTAGCTGCTACTTTTATATTTAAGCCAGCGGGAGCGGAGTATGTGAACCACAAAAACGGTAATAAACTAGACAACCGTATAGAAAATTTAGAATGGTGTACAATGTCGCATAACCACAAGCATGCTTTTAGGACTAAGCTCAGAACTGCAGCTAGGGGGCAAGACTCTAGGCTTTCACTATTAACAAATGAGCAGGCAGAGTTTATACGTAACGCTTGCGCTACAAGAAGCATGACTCAACAAGCACTTGCAAATAAATTTGGTGTTCATAGATCTACTATTCTTAATATTCACAGAAAGACTACGTATGTTTGATCCAACAAACCAGAGATTATTTAACACACTTAAAAGAAAGTACACACCAGTGTGTGTGCGCAGAACGAAGCATGGTTAAGATAAATATTTAGTAAGTAACGAAGTAAGTATAAAATGTTAATAAAGAAAATTTAAGTAACGAGGTGAGAGAATGGATGAAATAGCACAAAAGATTATCGGGGTGGGAAATGAGCATAGAACAATTTAAAAAGAATATTGAGAGTGAGAGAGAAGCAAGCGCAACAAAATATGGAACTAAAACTGAATATAGTTATAAAAACACAAAGCTTGTGAGCACCCAAGAAATTATTGACTATGATATGGTATTATCATTTAAAGCAGGCCACGAAGCTGCAACAAACAGATTACTGCCATTGCTTGAAAAAGCGGTTGAGATGGCAGAGTTTTACAAAAGAGAATGTCCACATCTTTGTTATCCACTTATTTTAAAAAAAGAAATTAGTTTCATGATTGTTGAGTCTGACATAGCTTCTACTGAGCAAATTATTAAGTTTTATCCAGCGCAAGATTTTCTAGACGAGATTAAAGAGGAGTTTGGGAAATGAGTAAAATTAATTACAATAGGATACTTAACGAACTGTACTCCTTGGGCAGAGAATACCCTGGCATGGAGGAGAAGCTTAGAGAGTGGGTTAGAAAGTACCTAGTATTATACCAGGAGGATAGGCTGACACGCCAATCTACTTTAGATAATATGACTAATCCTGATGTATTCTTTGCTCAGGTTCATAGGGATAGAATCTATAAGCTTACCAATAAGTTAGTAGAGGAAGGTGTTGTGAGTATCCACGATGCAGTGACAGAAGAGGATAAGAAGTTTGGGATAGGAATGAAGACACGCTACCAGATCGTAGTGGTAAAGGAACATTTATGATAGATATGTCTAACTATAAAAAATTCAATGAGCTTAAATTAAAATACCCAACAAAAATGGTATATATTACAGAGAGCGATATCTACAGGACACCAAAGGATTTGTCAAATCCTAGAGGGCATGTAGAATATATTGAGAGAAGATTTAAAGATGAGGGAGTAATCATCACTCGCTTTAACCACAACTATACCACTGGTGAATTAGGACTTGTGTTCCTAGCAGGGGATAGTGTTGTTAACCCAGGTTATGAAGTATGGGCTTTAATAGGATACAACGCACAGTATGCCACGCAAGAATAAAGAAACATTATTTAAAGAGAAAGTTGTAAAACTTCTTAAGCAAGTACCCTACTTGTGGGTTGTTAAAACCCAACAGGTATCGGTTCGTGGAACACCAGATCTTCTGATTTGTTGTAAGGGTAAGTTCGTAGCATGGGAGCTAAAGACATCAAATGGTGTTGTAGATCCTTTACAAACATATACACTGGGCGAAATAGCTAGAGCTATGGGTGTAGCGCGAGTCGTGACACCAGACAATTTGGATAAATATATGGAGGAATTATGGAAGTTGTAATTAGTGATGTTCTGAGAAAATTACTGGTACTAGAAGCTTCTAGGTGGGTTGGTACCACAGAAGTAGGTGGAAATAATAAAGGACAGATAGTAGAAAAATTCCAGAAGACAGTAGATAGTAAAGCACAAGGTGAGGCGTGGTGCATGGCCGCAGTCCAGACCTGGTGTGTATGGACTAAGAACTACTTTGATACTTGTCATCCCCCTTTAAAAGACACTATTAAACTATCCATATACCCATCAGAACATTGCCTAACAGTGTGGAATAAAACTGACCCACGATGCAGGATTAAATCTCCTACACCAGGGTGTGTAATTATCTGGCGTCGTGGGCAGACTACTAACGGACATACTGGAATTTTTGTAGAGATGCTGCCAAATGGTAAGATGAAAACTATTGAGGGCAATACAGGAGATGGTAAGGGAGTCGTGCGTGATGGTGACGGAGTATATTTCAGGGAGCGTTCTCTAACAGGAGAAGGAGATATGAAGGTAGTAGGATTCATTGATCCATTCTGGATCCCTAAGGCTGATAGCTAGGCATAATGGAATCAATCTGGTTTACCTTGGGAAGTGCTTCGGTGCATTTCCCATAATCTTTGCATACCTCTAAGATAAATATTTTGATATTCTTCCACGAATCAATAGGAACGATGAGTGCATTCTTCTTTGTATCACTCCATTCTTTACCCTCTAAGTAATACTCATTAGGGGATATGGTATATGTACACCAACCTTTTGTTGGGTTTATCTCTATACACGCTGGATCATCTGGTAGATTATGGGCGCAGCTTAATAAGTTTCCTAGCAGCATCAATAAGACTAGTCTCATTCTTTTGAGTTGGGTTTTCATTATGCACCTCTATTGCTTTCTTTAAGGCTTGCGCTTCTATGGTGGTCATTACATTAACATAAACAAAGTATGCTCTTACTTCACCAAATGTTACGAGCTTCGATACAGCCCACCGCACAGCCATAACAGTCAACTGGTTTACACCAGGGGTTAGGAAAAAGGAAGAGGATAGGATTATCTCTTTCATAAGCCTATCCACAATCTTATCTATAAGAAAAGATTCAATATCCATTACAGCTTAATAGATCCTGCAAATTGTTCTGCATACGTCTCAGCAGGTCCAGCTAGAACAGGTACTACGATGTCGTCGATCTTGTTCTCTGAATTTTCTGCAACAGCTTTAGAGTACTCCACTCCAGCTAGGAATGCAGACTTAACAATTTGCTGGATGTGTGGTTGAATCTTTGCTTTTTGAACTTCATTTAATTCAAAAATATTTTTATCACTCATTCTTTTTCTCCTTTTTATATCGCACTATTGCGACAATTATTAACACGATTAACTCTACTAGGCTGCTAGCTTTGGTCTTCTTAGTCTTACCAAGCCAAGCTTCAAACAAAGCATACAGTAACGTCCCTGCTACTGTAGTAATGAGCATTTTACTATCGCACATTATTTCTCCTTGGGTTCTATTCGTCCCCTAATGTATGAAGTATCCTTAGCAATGCTAGATATTTCAAATCTAAGACTGGTAATCTCTGACTCTACTCTTTCTATTCTACGTTCTAGCTTCGCGGCATCATCTTTAGATTGAAACTTCTCAGTCACAAAGTAAACAGATGTTGCTATCGTAACCCCAAAAGCAAAGGTCTCAGCTAGCGTTAGTCTCCATTTCAATATTGCCCCTTTTTGCTCCATGGGACATCCTTTCTAAGTCAAATTTACTAATCGTAAAGACCATATATTATAATTGGTATCTGCTAATAATGAGTGTCCTGTGTCACTCGATACCTGTTGTATCTGAACGGTATCTCCTGCATTTAAACTTAAATCCAAAGTTCCATTAATTAAAAGTGATGTACTCACCGCAGCCACAATGTTCTTTTGATCTATGTTTGGACCTTGTGATCCATTGACAAATACTGAAGCAGAGTAGGTGCTGTTAGCTGCCCACGCCGAGAATGCAGCTGCTAAGTGAACTACACTTTGATACTCACCTGTAGCGGGAACAGTGATGATATTAGAAGACATAGCTCCCATGGTATCTTTAATCTTTGTAGGCCATCCTACTATAGTACTAGAAGTGTTAATACTTCCTGAACTAGCCGCATACTTAACATGAAATAAGAACTCATCACGAAGAGTACTCCAGTTACCAAGTCTTATTTCAGATACGTTTGAAGCGTACAACCCAGCAGTTGTTTGAGTTGATGTTAGAACACCAACAAGTCTGCATGGACATCCTGTACCAGTTACAGGAGCGTACATAACTCTATTGGATGTAGCACCTGCACTAATAGCTGTGACGTTAACAAGGGATGTCTCTTTGAATAAACATTGGGATACAGCTAGGTAAGTAAGACCAGCTACACTAACAACATATAAAAATATCTTATGAGCATTACCACTTGTATGCCCAAGAGTAGCTCCAGCTGGTATTGTGATACTTTTAGCACCAATAATATTCATACTTCCATAGAAACCATTACCTATAGAAGCAACACGACTCCCAATATATATTGGGTTAACACTTGTGGCATCAGTACCTAAAGATGTCTTAGCAGCTATGGTTAGAGCATTACCAGCAACACTAGTTAAAATACCAAGATTCGATATATTTGTGACATAATCCTGTACACTACCCCATCTAAGTCCTGTACTCTGAGAAGAATCAGCTATAAGTGTAGACCCATCACCACCAACTGGTAGGGCTGCTACGCCAACTCCAGTGTGAGTAAATAGGTCTCCCTTAGCAGCTAGTGGCATACCTCCTGTGTATAAAGCAGGGGAAGCGTAAACTATTTTAGTACCAGTGGGGTCTACAGCTAGGACATTATTAGCAGTAACGGGTGAGTCTAACTCACTGTCTAGAGTGACTTCAGACTTTGAAACTTTTACACATCTATCAACTTGGCGTTGTAATTCCTGTACTTGTAGTGCTAGTTTATCTAAGCCCTCTTCATGATCTGCTGGAAGAAATGGTCCAGTTGTAAGATATGTAGTTGACTGTTCTCTTGGAGATTCCCTGTAGATTAATAGTACTGATCCACTTGCTGGAGCTACAGCCATAAGTACGTTGGATCCAGAAATATTAAAGTCTACTCCAGATGTAAGAGCTGACTCTACACCAAGAGAACTTTTAAGAACTACTTTTACATGGGAGTTACTTTTAAAAACAAATGTTATAGCGAACGTAGTGGTAACTCCGTCGCCTGCGTATGCGGAATAAGAATTTAAATTACTCACTGACATTACTGCCCCCTTGGAGAGAATGGAGTTACAAACCCTGGCATAGCTAGTCTACTTTTATCCCTATCTTGCTGCAATCTTTTTTGTATTATTGGATTGTTCTTAGCAAATAAATTCCTAGCCGCTGAATCGTAACTTCTAAATATTTGATTTAACCCAAGCATTGCCTTTTTGTATTCAATTTCAGCAGCTTCTTGCTGTGAAGCTGTCAGGTAAGATGCCCTCATACCTCCCATAGCATCAGCCATAACTTTCATATTTACCCTAGCATATTCTTCTACATCAGCACGAAGCGATTTCCTCCCTGGTATAATACCAGGTTTATTCATTAGTTTTATGAAGTCGTGATATTCCTCACTAGTCATCTTGGTTCGTGAAGATTCCACTTGTTGTGCTAATCCATCAGCCATAACTAGACTAGACTTAGTGCTGATAATATCACTAGGCATTTCTATCTTAAACTTTGGATCAAATCCCTTAGCTCGTAGGTCTCCATCAAAATCAGTAAGCATCCTAAGATATTTACCTAATGCTGAGTTCTCTGTATCCACACTATGAAATGGAGTCACGGACGCAAGCCAGTGTTCTTTAATAGGCTCACCAAATATATCTAACTTCTCAGGTAATCCATACCCTACTCCTTGGCTGAGTTTTCCTAAAAAGTACTCTGTAAATTCCCTATAAGATTCATCCTGTTTAACATACTTACCATCCTCAGCCATGTACCCTTCATAAGCCTGTAGTGCTTGTTTACGACTCATAGCAAGGGGTACTAAGTTAGCGCCTAGGTTAGCCACAAACTTAGACATAGCCTTAGTGTCACCCTTTGTAGCATCCACTAGAGCATCGGTGAAGTTATGATAACCCTCAAACTGCTCTGGTGTTAGCTGGCTCATGGCTGCTGAAAAAGCAAAGGCCATCTGTGACATTGCATCGGGGTCTTGTGCAGACTGATAAGCTTGATTAAATAAACCTGTAAGCCTCATGATTCGTGTCACGGGATCAAAAGGTCTCATATAGTATGCGCCCAATCCAAATTGAGTTAAGTCCAATGTGTAAGGCGTGATCCCTCTACCACCATCTGCTAGGGCTTGTTGTTGCTTGTAAGAGTTAGGCATCTCTCCAGTAAGAATCTTCTCACTGGTTAAGTTGTATATACCCGCAGCAGCTACACTACCAATCATCATCTTAGAGATAGCCTCGTCTCTCACCTTGCCACCTTGAGCAAAGGCTGTGCGTACATCCTTTAGGGCAAAATTTAACCCTGGTACATATTCCATCCCATACTTTACCGAACTCACACCAACATTCATAAAGGGGAAGAAGAATCTTCCAACACCCCACAACTGGGAGTTTATCGCATCGGATATAGGACCAATTATTGGGACTTGTGAAATGTCCCCGTTCATTACTAAGTTCTCAGCCCTAGTTATAGCATCCCTCTGAACATTCACAGGAGGAGCTTTCATATAATCACTGATGAAGTTGTCCATGTACTGAGCTTTTTCCGACAAAGGTTTACCTAATTTATTGAACATCTTCTCAGCCTCTATGTATGCTTGTTCCCTAATATACGCCATCTCATGAGTATATCTACCAATAGTATCCGCCGACATAACTACTCTACCAGTGATGGTTGACGTAGCCATACCTGCTTCAAATAGTTTCCCAAAGAATGAGTTAGTAGCTGCTGCCTCTGGAGTTCTAGCAAGCTTCTCTAACGGACCATATACAACTGAGCCACTAGGGCCTTTACCAGCTTTGAATGACTGCCAGCCAGCTTTCAGAGCACCCCAATGGGATGAGAGCCATCCGTAGGTGTAGGCGTTAGCAGCTCCGATGCTCGCTCCTTCTGTACCTAAGACTTTACCAATGCTTGTAGCTAGGTACTTGTTCATAGACTCTACTGCTCCAACGGACGTGTTGATAGCTCCAACCACAATGGGGGTTTTAAACACTGACATCAAAGAACTAGTATAAACATGGTACAAAGCATCTACAATCTTACGGCCTGTAGATGTTTGCTTAGCTATCTTCTGGTATGCTCCTACGGATTTTCTTGCTTCAGCTACAAACTGAGAATCATCCATCTGGTTTATCATATCCATGATTCGGAGGCGTTCCTCTAACGGACGCTGACCACCATATGATTCGATGTAATCCCTTAGTAACCTAGTCCTACCCTTAGCACCAAGAATTGTCATAGCTTGCTCTACAGACTCTTTAGGGCCTTTGTCGATAGCTTGTACTAATGCATCTGTGATACCAAGCCTACGGCCTGCCTCAGAAGAATCAGCTACAGCCATGGACTCAAGCTTTAGAGTGTGCTCTAGTGCTTCGTTAGCTGCTAATAAGTCTAGTTCACTACCAGTAGTTAGAGCTTTCTGTGAAGCTGTATTAGCCCTTATAGCTGCGTCAGATGCTTCGAGTTCAATAGCTAGATAATCCTCAGCACTAAACACTGACGTAGGATCAGCTGCCCTCTGTCTAATTAGATTACTAATATACATGGGATCTTTTCTACGCTCTTGGGCCCTAGCTAACATCTCAGGAGTTGTCTGAGATCCCCTCTTGCTAAATGCTTCGGGGTTTTGCTTAGCTTCTCTTTCAGCTAGGTACTTAGCTCTATCAAGCCAGAACTGTTTTCCATAATAAGATTGTACTCTAGATGGCTGTATCTGTGCCATATATTTATCAGCATAATCATACATGGCTGTAGCGACACCCTTACCTCTATGCTCTGGTCTAACATACGTCATACCTGATGAGTACACTAGCTTTCCCTTCTGGGGTTCTCCTTGTATTTTTATCCTACCGACAAGGATAGTTTTACCTTCAGGAGTAATATAGTATGCTTTAACTACGGGGTTCATAAGTTGTTTGCGACCACGGAAATCTAGATTTATTGAATTAGTAACTCCAGACTCTATGAAGTATTGTCCACCAGACTCATCTTTTGGTAAGTATGTCTTTGGCATATTTAAATCACCAACATTTACTAAATTTGGATTAATATTGGTGGGTCCTTCTAATGCCTTCTGTCTGTTAAGAGGAGTTGGTGTTGTTATTTCAACTTGAGCTAGAGGATCTGAATCTTTAAGAGGTGAGTATGCTTCAGGATCGTGGGGGTCTAAAGCTTTAACCCATGATTCAAAATCCAACTGATCTGCTTCCTGCCTTACTTTAGTAGCTGCCTGAGCTTCTTTGGTTGGTACTTGCTCAACTACGGGTCGTGGCTCTACACCAGGTGATGGGGGAGTTGCGGGAGGCCTATCTAAATTAGCAGCTACGCGTTCTGCATCCTCAATAGATCCTTTAGCATAGTAGACGTTCTTTACTTGCTTCGCCCCATTATACATGGCATATATACCTTTAACAGCGGCTCCTATGAGAGCTTCACCAAAGGTATAGTCTAAAACATTTTTAAGTCTTCCTTGCATCTCTGTATCATTAGGTTTCTTCTCAGAATATTTAAATGCTTCATCAAGAAGAAATACTTTCTCTACCGCAGTATCTTTAAATAACTCTGCCAATCCTTTTTGCTTCGGGTCCATCAACATATACGTTGATACGGCAGCCCCAACAGTCTTAGCTACAGGACCTCCTGGAACAAATGCAGAGGCCACACCAGGAGTAATGGCTTGTGTAAGATCCGCCACAACTTTGGTAGTGGCTGGATAGTTCTTATCAATAAATCCGTCGATAGAGATAGGTTGTGCGGGATCAAATTTTTCAATAATTTTATGCTGCTCTGCTAGCTGCCCTAAGTAATTATATCCTTCTTTAAATGCGTTAACACCTGAGTAGAAAGCTTTTGATATCCCAAGGGTTATTCCTGCTGCTACGTTAGCTGTTTGCCCTACAGTATCTTTAGCTACGCGTGTGACAGTATTGTTGTCCATTCTGTCTATGCCTTTAGCTATCTTCTCTAACAGTGGAGCGTTCTTCTCAGCATCAGCATATATCTGAGATACCATCTTCTGCCTATCTTCAACACCAATATTAGCCAGGGCGTCGTCCATGTTATCAACACCAGCTGCTTTTAGTAACTCACGAGTCTGACTTTCTAGTTCTACATCAGACACAGCATTGGGTTGAATATTAGGAACATGTCCCGTTGGAGCTATCTTAGGTCTTGGTACTCGCTCACTGTCTGTTGGTTCTAGGTTATAGTCACCAGCGGCGGCGTTATTTATTATATCTTCTTCTAAACCCATTACTTCTCCTTAGGTATCTGGCTTGATTTTTCTACTTCTAAATACTTTTTAAGTGCGTCTTGTGCTCTTCTTATCTGAGTCTTATCACCACTCTTCTGAGCGCGTATAAGATTATCAATAAGCATTGGCTTTGCTTCCTTCCTAGCCTCAGAAGTTGCTTGAAACATCTGGGGAGTATTAGGAATAAACTTACTGGTTTCTGGTATGGTATATGCTAAATCATACTTACTCATATATTTATTAAATAATTTCTGAACACTTGCGTTCTGATCTTTTAACGCTGCCTCAGTAAATTGAGCACTAAGAGTTCTAGCTAATATTTGACGTTGCTCTGCAAATGCTTCTTCACCAGGTTTTGTAATTGTAGGCTTTGTGATACTATCAAAAATAGCACTGTACTTAGCTATCTCTAATTGTCTTTCCTTAGAAACACCATGCTCCCGTAAGTTCTCAGCCATTGCTAAGAGCTTCGCGTGTCTATCAGGAGATATCTTATTCGCAGAGTAAGCTTCGTTAATCCTCTGAACTGCTGATTTACCCTTAGGTATTACAAAGGCACCATTCTCCTTCATCAATTGATTCATCACACCAGATTGGAATAGGTCGTCTCCTATCTCTACAATTTGCTGACGGCCATTAATAGCATCATTTAATTGATTAGCATCTAGTAAGTCTGCACTTTTTAATTTGTTCGCTTCTGCTATAACTTTAAGTGTATCCACTGGAGTCTTAGCATTTTTAAGTTTATCAGAAATAATCCTATAGTTTTTAGCTTTAAGTTCTTTCTCATTTCTTTCTTTTATCTTATACATGTAGTCGCTATTTTCTCTATCTCTACCAACTGTGGTGTACTCTTCGTTAATCATTTCTTTGTATGAATCGCCCATCTTTGCTGAGTCTAGAATACTTGCGTGTTGCTCTAACAATTTCTTAGCTGATCCAAATGCAGAAAGATCTCCTTCCTTACCGTCGTTTCTAAATTTGTCCACTACGGAAAGGACTGCGGCAGCCTGCTTTTCTTGAATAAGTTTTTTCTTTTCTGACTCAGGAGTATTACTCTCCTCAACAGCCATCTCTATCTCAAGTAAACGAACTGGTAATGTGGAAGGATCAGTCATAGCTTGTCGGTTCTTGGCTAGGAATAACTCATTGAACTGCGCTTTAGCCGCTTCATTGTGTCCATCAACACCAGTTTTTAGGTAGCTCCCTATTTGATGTTTAAGATCTGTAGCTGCGTACTGCTCAAAGTAAAGACGTGAATTAGGGTGCAGGGACTCCAGTAATTGTTGTTTGTACGGAGCTACTTCTTCTTCTACTTTCTTCGAGAAGTTTACACCATCTGATTCAATCATGGGGAACGTGGTTCGTAATTCTTGCTCTTTTTGCTTTCTATATACTGACAAGTTGGACGCTGCAATATCGGCAGGGATACGCCACTGTTCTTTATCCTCTTTTTCTTTTTTATCTAAAGCATTACCTAGGTCAAATATAGACTTACCTAGTGCATCCTCAGCCTCAGAAAATGCTCTCTCAGATTCAGAACTTCCTATTGGAACTGGGTTACCTACTTGTATTCTATTAACCTCATTGTAAACTGGTACCATTGCCATATTACTTTAACCCCGCAAATTTAGTTCCAAATCCTTCACTCTTCGTATAATTACCAAGTAATGTAGTAGATGCCTGTATAGCATTGTATGTGGGATTTGATAGCGTATCAGCTGTACTCTGACTTTTTGCTCCTCGTATTCTAGCAAGTTTCATATTTAATTCTCCTTGCAGCTTAATAGCTGATAGCTCTTTAACCTTAGCTGCTGCTACAGCTGCTATATTATTTATAGCTGATCCACTACCAACATCTACGCCACCCGATGCTTCTGCTCCTATGGTGGCTCCCTTACGATATTCATACTCTCTATCAGCAATATCCATATCCCGATACATCTGGGATCTAGCTACATCACCTTGTTCTTTGTAGAACTTAGCGTTCTCATATTCAGCTTTAGCTTGATCTATATTAGCCATCCACTGAGAAAACATTTGTATTCCTGTACCAGCTGCCATTAATATCAAAGGTACTGCCATTATACTCTCCCCCAGCTTACCATGTCTTCGCTGTTAGGGCCAAGCTTAGGGTGCACACCCTCTTTAGTAAATCCTAAAGCTTTAGCCCATTTATCTAGACCTTTGTCTAGTCTCGTGTATATCTGTATTCTTCTCGCTACTCCTGTGGATAAAGCAAAATCTAACTTACTCTTCATGTACCTAGTGTATTCTATTTTGTACTTACTAAAATTAGTAGTATTTACTGCCCATACTTCATATACACCAGGGTTTACTGCGTGGAATCCGTAGGCAAATCCTATCGTATCATCTGGTCCTTTAACAACCCATGAGATAAGACCCACTTGGTTCTGTAATTCTTCTTCTAGTCCTTCTCTATTATGAAAATGACTAAGAGTTTTCATTATTAATGGTATATCATATTGATGCAGCATTCGTGCTTCAATCATTTGTGATCCCTTCAAACACTAAGGATAATACGTTCATAGGTAAAGGCTCAGTTGTCTCTATTTCTACCTCAAATTTTCTTCCAATATAACTTGGAAGAGTAACTACCTTCTCTCCAGTGAATAAAGGAGTTACGGCATTACCAGCAACGCCAGGTTCTCTAAATGCTACTTCACTCATAGTCAATGTTCCAGTAGTTTTATAGCTACATGCGAGAGTTTTGTAAAAATTAATGATCATCCTAGCCGCAGTCTTAACTTGATTCACAGGAGTTCCGTACTTTGCACCTGCTTGTATAGGGGAGATTTTAAATCTCTTTGTGTATTTTACTCCAAATACTATATATGAGTAGCTTTTAGGAAGCGTGATTGTTCCTGATACAATAGGATAATCTCCTATGTAGAAACCGTCGGCAAATACTGCTACGGTATGCCCTTCTAAATGACTATACAATGTAGTTGGCATTCTTACGTCAAAAACATTCGTGGGCACACCAACTGCTTTGTCGTATGCACTATCTATACTTATGATGTTGTTTCCCTGAAAGTCATATGTTTCTTTATCGTAGATGGAACTTACTCTTTCAATATTATAAATTAATCCTGATCCTGTATTGCGCTCAACTATTATAAATAAAACATCCTCATCGTGTTGATTTCCCCCTGATGGAGATACCGCAAAGCTTTTAACTTTAGCCTGAGTACCGCCTAGTTCCCACTGATGCCAGGCATTCATTTTGTAATCCCGATCAAGGGAACATGCGTATAATTTGTCGTTCTCTGTTCTAGCTAGAAGAAAAGAAGATAACATTTCAAATGAACACAACTCTTCTATAGGATCATTCACAAAGTAGTGATCTGCCATAAAGGATAAGTCTTGTGCTTTATATTGATCCTCATCAAAAGAATACACCAGGTCTCTTACTTTTTTACCGCCTCGTTGCACATAGGTTAGATAATTGTTCACACGAACGGGCTGAACATTTGTGGAACCAAATGAAGTAGAAGAACTAAAGGATTTATTTAATGGTCCTAGTACATTTGAATTACCACCATATGCTACTATATCTAACTTCAGAGTGTGTATTGTTAGTGTCTTGGCTGCACTCATAGCTCTAATAGCATGAGACTCGGAAGACACAGCTAGAGCAGCAGACCAAGGTCTAGAGTTATCTGATGAAAAGCTTGAAAAGGTTGGGTCCTGTTGAAAAGGAACTTCCATCATTGTAAAGATATCTCCAACCCTACTACCCCAAATTGTGTCTGGGTACTTGGCTGATCCCCCATAATACAGGCGTTGCTCAAAGGATGTCACAGTCCTTGGCCACCCATCATAATCATTCCATGCAGCTAGCTCAAAGCTAGTGCCATCTGTGGCACCACCCGAAGAAGCACCAAATGTTATTGGTGATGCGCCCAATGCTGACATGTCACTTCTAACAAGGCCAGTAACCGTTGATGCATTTGTGTATCCTAGCACCTCTACTACACCTGTCTTAGATCCTTTAGAAAATTTAATAAATAAACCAACTCCACCTGATGTAGATGATCCTATATATGCAGAGTAGAATCTAGGTATAGATGATGTGAGTGTCACAGCTCCACCTGCTGTTAAAGTTCCAGTAACAGTAATGGTGCCATCAATGCCATTAGCTGACACAGGTTTATATGGAACTTTCTCCCACGCCTTTGATTCTGCTACTGACAATCCAGATATAACATACGCGTTCGCATATGATACTAACCTTGGAATAGTTGTTCCTGGTAGAAAAAATAAATATCTGGGACATCCTGTTCCTGCGCTATCTATAATGACAAGGACATCTCCAACTTGCGTCACCCTTAGTGAAGCTGTTATAGTACTAAAGTCTGCATCACTAGATGCTGTAACATCTGTGCTAGTCCTAGATATTGTATCGTACACAAACCATTTTGTTGCTGCATCTAGTGGATTATATGGACCAACGACCAATAAATATCTACTACCGTTTGATATTGAAAATGGAAATATTCTAGTACCGTCTTGAATCCTAGATTGAACTGTACCAACGTTTTCAAATAATGAGCCAGGTCTTGAAAAAGCTCCGCCATATATCATTGGAAGCATATTCTTTAGTTCAGTGCATGATTTAAAATACTCCTCAGTCTCGGCTCGTGCGATCATTTTTGGAGACCACACACCAGAGGTGAAGTTATTTACTATTGTATTGAATTTCATTAGGCCCTCGAGTTTAGCCACGAGTCTGCATAGACTCTATCTCCTACTGACTCCTGGGCATCAAAGACTCGTGCGTCTCTGAGTTTTTCTTTATAATCTCTATTTAAAGACTCTTTAAGAGTTCCACTCTGGGTAAGAGGAATGCATAAATCAAAAGCTAAAGCGGTAGCTAGAGCTTCCAAAGCAGTATCATCAAATAGTCCTTCATGCACATCAGATATGTATTTAGTGTATCCTTCAGGATTATTCGTGACAATTGTGCGTCCTTCTACTTTCCATGGAAAGGTTTTCTCACCTTCCATTCCTAGAACTCTTAGACAATCATTAGGCCAAAGATATTGATAATCAAACTCATATACTGGAGATGATGGCGACTGACCAAATACCATACGCTTCGTAGCAAAATTCCAAGGATGACTCCTAAGAAAAGCTCTCTTGATTTTTGGGTATTGCTCTTTACAAGCTCTACCCTCAACCGTATCATCGTTGAGGCTAAGTATTCTATTAGCCCCAAGTTTGAACAAAGCACTATTACAGATATCTGTATCAGTTGCCATTTAGCTCCTTAAATTTTACTAAAGTAAACCCCAAATTGATATAGACCTACACCAGTAGCGGCTACAGTACAGGTAACAATTAAGTTATCCTCAACTAAGTTAGCATTGTCAACTAGTACAGTTGTCATAGCTTTACCAACGGTTAAACCAGATGCATACTTAGCTGCTGTTCCTGCCACACCAATAGATAGTGTTCCACCATTGGTTGGTACTATTGATGCAATTGAATGCACTTTTGCACCAGGGGGAATGGCAACACTTAGATTGATTGTATCATTCAATGCTAAGTTGGCTAAAGTTGTGTACTCATCGTAAGCAACAAAGATCTGACCCTTCTCTTGTCCAGGAGGGATCTTTACTGATGGAACTGAAATTTTTCTTGCGTAATTGACTGCATTAAAAGCTGCCATATTTGTTTTCTCCTATGTAAGAAGGAAGCTATTAAGCTTCCTTACAGATGATTTCTACTACTTGTTCTTCTTCCATTCTAACGCCACCAATGGACATTCTAGTGTACACTTGAGTTGCGTAGCCTTTATCACTTCTTTCAGAGATTTTAGATACCACGTCTTCTCCAGTTGACATTAGAAGACCTTGTTCAGCCCACGCTAGAACTGCTCTATTAGTACCAGTTAAACCAGCACCAGATCCTACAACTCCTGTAGCTGCTGTTGCAGTTGTTGAAGTAGTTAGATTTAATCTTTCTAAACGGATAAATTCAAATCCCATGAATGAATTAACTTCACCTTGTACCAATGCTTTTACAGTATTGAAATCAGAAGAAGTAACTGCTGTCTCAGAAAGAAGTGATTGAAGTTGAGAAGAAGTAAAAGCAATATATCTTTTACCTAAAACTTCCTTAGCATCCATTATGGCTTTAACAGCTCTTAATGTTCTAACATTTAAGTTAGAAAATGCTGCTCCATCATTAGCTGCATATTTCTGAGTATTAGGATGAGTAACAGAACTTGATCCAGTCTCACCAGCTACCGCTGCTGCTAAAGCAGATGCGATAATAACATCGTCCTTACTTCTACCAAATGCCCAAGCTGCTGCCATTGCATATTGTGAAGTAGGATCAATCAACATTCTAATCTTATCTTGATCATCAACTAAATCAGCCCACTCATAATCCTCTACAACAACCATACGTCTAGAGTGTGGTGTATCTAATTGAGGTGTTCCTGCGTGACGACCAGTTCTACGAACTGCTGCTACCTGACCAATTCTATCAAAGAATTGTGACTTACCTTTTTGAGTTTCTTTTCTTACTGCGCCCTCTAAACGAGAACCTTGTTGTTGTGACAACATCATTACATTTGTATTATATTGCTGTACAAATGCTTCTGTAATTTGCTGAGACATTAGTCCCTCCTGTTATTTAATTTTTATAAATGGAATAATTTTTTGGATTATCCCTTAACAGGGGTCCGATGCTATGCTCGTTGTCGCATAAAACTTGAAAGGGCCAAGAATGGTTGTCCTTGACCCTATGCTCTCAGATCAAATAAAACTGTGTCAAGATTTATTTGTAGCTTGTTTAAATAATTCTGCTACTTCAGAAACAGCAGCAGCATGATTAGGATGCCCCTTAATGTGATAAGGATGCTTTGTATCTGCAATAATGGCTCGTGCAGACTTCATGGCTTCTTCTGGAGTTAATCTATTGCTAGTACTTCCTTCAGGTATTTTGCCCTCTTTGTATAGCTGTTCTCCCATGGCAGACAACATCTTAACTAGACGAACGTCATTATTAAGTCCTGTCTTCTCCATATAATCCAAAGTGTCTTTATCAGCAAAGTTTCTTAGCGCATTGTTTGCATGTTGTAATTTTGTATCAAACGCCTGACCCCACTCTGACTTTAGTCCTGCAATTTCTTTCTCTAAATGAGTAGCCCTGCTAGTAGCTAATTCTTTCTCAGCATTTATATTTGTCGTAGTAAACCAATCTGCTAAAGCTTGCGCTTGTTTAGGAAGTATTCCTGACTTATGTGCTAGAGCTTTGAAATCATCTACAAACTTCTTATCTATAGTAGCTGAGTCACCAAATTTTACCTCATATTTATCTACTGTTTCTGGTAAACCAAGTTTATTGTAAACATTCTTCCAATCTTCATCAGTAGCATGTTGGTCTGGTATTACAATTTTATTGGCTCCAATTAATCTCTGAGCATTTACATAGGACTTAGCCAGGGTCGCAATGTCTGGGAACTTCTTAATAGATGCATCTTCCTGAAGCTCCTTAGGAAGCGCACTAATCCAAGAGGAAGTTCCTGTGCCTTGACCAGAACCGTTTCCATCTCCTTGTCCTCCGTTATTATTTGCAGCTGGTGGCGGTGTAGTTCCAGAGCCTCCCGAGGCACTTCCATTAAGTAAACCTCCACCAGATCCTCCTGCTCCACCATTGCTTCCCTCTCCTGCTTTATCAAACAACAGTCTCATTAAACCGTATCTTTTCATCTTTATCTATCCTTTCCATAACATCTGCTATGTCTATTTTTAAAATGGTTAAAATTCTTAGAACTGCATTTCTTTCTCCCTCTCTAATAGCCATAAGATGAGGAGATTCATTCCATGTAGAATTCATGATATAATGCTGGTGCATCATATCTTGAAGTACTTTTTTACCTAAAGGAGAGTTAAATAAATTCTGATAGTCTTTTACTTTAGCTATCTGATTTCTAGGTATATCACGCTTGGTTGCCATTCTGCCCTACTTTCTGAGATATATCTGCCATCTGTGCAGCATTGTTTAGTTCTTGTTGCTTCTGCATTTCCTGCATCTGCATTTGTTGCGCTTGAGCTTTCTGTTGTCTAATCTGTGCAAGTTCTTTTACGCCTCTTAAACCAAGTTGAGGGAATCCGTACACGTTTGCTATTAGTCTAAGACATGCATCTCCATTAAAATTATCTGCTACTGAGGGATCAAGATTAATAAATGGAGCCGCCGCTTGGAATGTTCTCATAATGTTTTGTGCGTCTGACACTCTTTGTGATTTAGCAATCAATGAAGAATACCTCACATCCAATTTGAAATTTTTTAAATTAGCAGGTGCAGGTGTTATTAAACCTTTTCTCATCATGATATTAAATACCCTATCAATCAACGGTCTAAGAAATTCAGCCTGCATCCTACCAAGCATAGGACCTAGTAGACGCATAGACTCCTCAGTTCTTTGAAGGACTTCTGTAGCTGTCATGGCAGGGCCACCTTGCTGCAATCTAAGCTGATCAATATAGAATGAATCGCGCACACGTTTGCGTCTATCTTCCATTGCTTGATAACCAAAATCCAAATTAGTATCATTGAATACAGGTTTTATAAATTCATTTGTACCTGACCTAAAATAATTAATTCCACCTGGACCTGTCACTGGAGGAAAAATATATCCATCATCAGGCATCTGAATCGGTGGATCCACTTTCTTCTGCGCCCCAATTAACATGGTCTCATTCATTTTATTTAAGACTTTCATCTCTGGAAGCGCATTCATACCAGGTGATCTTCCGTAATGCTCGCCACTTGCCTTAGTCCAACGAGGAACTACATAGGGAAACTCATTAAAAGTACCCTCTGCAAGGACTGTCTCTTGGTCTAGTAGCATGGAAACTTGGTAGAATTTTTTTTCAAATGGATACACACAATGGATAACTTTAAAATCTCTGTTATCACATGCTTTAGCTGATAAATCTACATCTCTATGTTTACCAGGACCCCACGTCTCTATGATATCCTCAGCCTTCCACTTTGATTCGTAGAACATTGTGTCCACAACACCAAATCTACCCTCTTTAATGTAGTAATCAGCTATAAACTTTGTAGAAAATCTTACAATATTCTTTTCATCTTCCTCAATAAACTGACAAGCAGTCCCTATAGCACCCAAATCAATATACAACTCATGCACTTCTGTCTGAAAATTAGAATTATTAAGAACGTGATGAATCTTCCTAGTGTTCTCCTGCAACCATAATCTTATCTCGTCATCATTATCAGCTACAATGTCACCAGTTGTTAGCTCAAACCAAGGAGAGTCTGGGTTAGTCAACATTCCATGTAGTGCTCCTGCGAGTAACTCATTAGACTGAACTCCAGTGTTGTCTAGTAACTGCCAAGTTCTCTTTTCTCCTGGCTGTCGTGTCGTGGTTACTGTATTTTTTCTAGGTAGAATATGGTCAGTAACTTCCTGCCAATGATTCTCCCATGTTCCGCGCTCACTCTTTAACTTTTTGTAAAATTTTATGATCTCTTTTGGAGTTAACTTCTTACTCATTATTGCACCCTAGTATTTAGTAATGCACCACTACCAGATGACAATCCACCTGATGTCAAAAGTAGTGCTGCTCGCCCTGGCTGTCTTCTTCTTGATGACACCATTTCATTTACAATGGTATTCACGTCTGATTGTTCTTTGTCTTTTTTAGCTTGAGCATCGGCAGCTTCTTGTGCTTGTTGGGCTGTAACAGCATCTTCTTGTGCAGTTGTCTGCGCCCTATCAACATTATTCTCACCTGCTTTATATCCAAAGGCTCCTTGTCCTGCACCATACGCTGCTGACTCTAGCATAGTATTACCAAAATTATCCCAGCTTCCCTTCTTTCCAGAAAGCAAAAACGCATAACTGTTTAATAATCTACTAGAAGACTTCTCTAAATTCTTGCCCATCACACCAACTGTATTTTTCGCAAGATCTGAAATTCCTCCAGTTATAGCTCTTCCTGTATCTGCACCTAAACTATTTAAACCTCTGCCTGCATCAGTTAATCCCGTGTTAACATCTTTAGCTACTTTAGTAGCTGCCTTACTTACTGGATCTGACATATCTCTCCTTAGACAACACTGTAATCGCGTGTCGTGTATCGGGGTAAATTTTTTGTACTTAATCTTGTATCACTAGAATCATCTCTTAATCCTAGTACAAGGGTTCGCATTCCATCTGCTCCATGAGACGCCCAATTATGGTATGGAGCCATTTGAAATACTTTGTTCTTTACATCATACTTACGTTCATAATTCTGTAAAGCAGAAATTCCATTAGCACATGCAATCCTATCAAAAACACATTTCTTTAAAAACGAACGTGTTGCCTCAATTCCATCTGCTACTGAAAGTTTTGGTGCTACAATAATATTTTTTAACCCCAATGCTTTTAATTTGTCCAGCCTAGACTTACCGTCTGATAACTCTCTTACCTTCACATCATGTGGAAGTATGTGCCCTGCATATGTATATGGCTTATCCATGATAGCTTTAACGTAAGTGTCTAATCCTGAACCAGAAGACTCCAGGTAATCTATTACTCTAATCTCTCTACCGTACTGCTGGATAAACCAAATGACTGTCGTATCATCTATCCCTAAGTCCCATCCTGTCCAAGTTAATAGAGCTGTATCATGGGGAACAGCAGTTATCTTATTGTTCTGCTCTAACCACTCCATCTCTTTACCATAGTAAGCCCCAACTAAAGCAGCAGCGAAAGAGCACTCAAACTCCTGCATATACTCAGACTCACTCATTATAGCTCTATTCTCATCTAATTCAGACTTAGGAATAATTCCAGTCTCACTTGCCTTAAATAAGAATGTTTCCCAATCATCAGCAGTTTTTCCATAAGTATATAAAGCATGGAAATGATTCTGTCCTTTAGGAGTACCAATAAATATTGCCCACCCCAATCTATCTGATAATAGTGGTCGTACAACCTGTGTCCATACAATAGGGTTCATATCTCCATACTCATCAAATACAACTCCATCTAGGTACATCCCAAGAATGCTAGCTGGATTCTCAGCACCAAGAAGCATGATTCGTATTCTATCTTGTAAATGTGGTCTGGGTATATCCACTCTAAGTTCTGATTCGTTAACCTCCACACCAGGAATATTCTTTGTGTAATCTTTTAACAAATCCCATGCAATACGCTTAGCCTGTCCATACGTTGGAGCAATGTATGCATACTGAGGATTCTTCTTCATATTCAATAATGATTTATGTGTAAGCTCATTCAAACCAAGATGGGTCTTACCGATCCTTCTATGGCCTATAACAACCTTGAATCGCGCTCGTGATGCGTGTACCTGTGCCTGCTGTCTTCTAGGTCTATATCCAGTATCTATTATCTTAACAGACATGCAAGACCGTTAACTATTATTGATACTACAATAAGTAAATATATAATCGAAGTTTCTTTTCTTCTAAGCTCTCTGTGCTTTAACACTATGTTTGCTAAATTTGCACAATTATCTGTTAAGTAAGCTAGATCTTTTTTTACCCCTGTTATTTCTTTTGCACTATAATCAGAGTAACTACCTACAACTTTATTTGTACTATTAATGTATGTTAAAAATTTTTTCTCTAACTCTTCTATCTTCTGAGACTGTGCTTTATCTATTTCACTCATTTGTTGAGCTATTTTTTCAGATGCAGTACTTGAAACATCTTGTTTGATGCTTTCAATTTTATTTAATATGTCTACGTTATCTTTTGATTGATACCATGATCCCATATTTATCCTCACTTCAATGCTATAAAGTCGTTAAAAGTTAATAATCCATTTGAATTAGCAATATATGACTTTGAAGGATCATGTTGAATTGGCCCTGTACCAACTTCAAAAATACTAGTGCCATCACTTCTATAAAGTCTTGCACCATAAAGTAAAAGAGGAGTGGTGCTTATGTTTTGTATTTTTAAATTAATAATTGAAGTATCTATTTTATAATTAACTGAATCTTCAGCAGTTAAAGCGCCAAAGAAATTAGCTATTCCAGTTGATGTCATTAAATTATTTGCAAACCAAGCATAAATTCTTTGTACAGTTGTAAGTCCGTCAACATCATTAGACTCGATTTGGATATTGGCATAATCGGCAGCCAACTCAGATACACTTGAGCCATCAATTGCATTAGCTTCATAGGCAACATCTGGAGTTTGAATTACTGAAAATGTTGCACCTGTATTTAATAATGTTCCTAGGTACACCACTGGTAAATCAGCGTCTACACCTGAAACTCTTGCAACTCTTACTCTTAGGCTTTTATCAGCTATCCATGTAACTGGAACTGATAGATTAGTATTTGAAGGAATCGCATTATATATTTCTGAAGAGTTAGTTAAATTATAAATTTGTATTCTAGAACCTAAAGTATAACCGCTTACGCTGATATTTACTTTGGTTCCAGTTGAATCAACCACAATTAATGTAGTTGAACCAGTACCCACAAAAGTTAAAGTTTTTGAGGGCATTGAAATATTGCCAGATCCACTTAAGATAGCATTGTTAATTTCTAAATCATAACCAAGGGTAAAAGCTTGACCGTTAGAAGTTGTTAAAAACTCATCAGTTGCAATGTTTGAGCTTTGAGCAAGCCATGCCTGGCAGTAATCATAAACTTCTTGAATTGTATGATTAGAGCTAATTGTAAGTTTTTGAGTACTAGTGTTAATTGAAATTCCAGTGTAGGCAAGAGCTGTGGCTTCGCTTGCTATAACATTAGTATTAGTTTGAAGAACAGCAACGTCAGAGCTTTGGCCTGATACTGTCTTTGATAAATCTTGGAAATAATATCCATATTTTCTAACCCTTACAAGATAAGGGTTAACTGATTGCTGTTTAATATTAAAATATGTATCACTAATAGAAGTGTCAAAATTGAAATACTGCCTTAGTAAAGTTTGTTGTGTTATGTCTCCACTTGAATTACTTGAAAAATTTCCGATTACTGTATTCAATGAATCTTTTATAAATATATTTGCACTCTGAATAGCTGTACTAGAGTTAGTATTAACTTTTAAGTTATAATAATATTTCTCATTTAGTTTCCAGTCGCCAATTCCAGTTTGTTGTCTTTGTTCAATTTTAGATACAGAAGGTGAACCAGTTCCAGCAGTAGTGATGCGAATTCTTACAAACCAACCAGTACTACCATTTACGGTCGTAGATGCCCAGTTTGCATAAGTTCCAAAATAAACAATTCCAGTTTGCTGAAAATTATTTGTAGTATCAAAAAGCGATACTCCAGGAACTAAAGCAACCCAAGTAGAGCCGTTCCAATATTCGTATGCATAAACATAATTATTTGTCTGAGACGTAATTGTAAAACTCAATGCAGTTTGATAGTTTGTATTTACAATACTAGTTTTAAAATAATAAATATCACCCACAGAGCCGTTTAATGGAACGTCATCAACTGTAGCGCTTTGTGATTGAGTGGTATAATCAGTAAATAAAGTTGTAGTTGAATTATAGAAAAAACAATTTGTTATATTTGCTAAAGATCCAAGACCTCTAGTAATTACTTTCACAGCGTCCGTTTGGTTACCAAAAGAAGGATTAGGATTAACAAAATTGTATTGCTGTGCTGGTGTTGCATTGTACGCGGCAACTATTGTCATTAGAGTTGATGTGGGCGCTCCATATGTAACCCCTGGAATTGTGTTTCCAACTCCATACATATTCCAAATTAATGAGCCAGGGTTTGCAATGCTTAAATTTGTTGGATAATTAGTTACAGCATTTGCTGTAATCAACCCACCATCAACTATACATCTGTCCATAATTGCGGTTGAGAAGTACCCAGATTGCCTACAGTAAACACCTCGCCACTCACCATCAGTTACACCCAAATAATTCCCACTTGGCGTGCAAGTAAGGCCATCAACGGTGTTTATAAACCATTCCCAAATACCTCCAAAAACTCTTGTTGTTGATCCTGATGTTAAAATATTTGTAGAGCTAAGATAGCAGAAAAAATATGAAGAGGCGCTTTGCCATCCATTAGTTCCAGCTTTAGCACCACTCCATAGTCCAGCAATCAACAATCCTGGGCAATGACAACCATTACCCATATAGATTTTTTCATTTACACTTCTTAAAGTTGAACCATTTGAAATACTGATTGCACAGTTATTAAATTTAAAAGTATCTGATGATATTTTTGTTGCTTCAATTTCTGGAGCATTAGCAATCACCCAGTTATAAATATCTAACCATGTGCATGGCGCGCCATCACTATAACCAGTTACAGCAATTTTTCCGTCTGATTTTTTTATAGTTACGGAAGATTGAGCGCCACCATTTGTAATTGTGGTAATAGCAGTAATTCTACATCTTACTGCAATAATGTTTGAAATTGAATTAACAGTTGTTAAACCCATATTTGCTTGAAGTGGAAATTTAACTGTAACAGCTCCAAGCGTAGTAAATCCATTAGAGCCATCTGTTAAATTATGGCATGTCCTCCAAGTGCTAGTGCTTCGGCAAAAATATTCCCAAGCTAGATTTATACCAGTTCCAGCCATTGCAGTTCCTACATTTAAATATAAATTTGAGAAACTAGAACCTGTGAAGCAAAAATAAATAGCATCATTAACCACAGCTGTATTTGAAAAATAATTAAAAGCATTTGATGTAGCTAAATTAGAACTAAATACAGTCCCGCCACTAGTTGTGGTAAAAATATAACTTAGATTTGCTTGAGTTGAGTTGTATGAAATAGCCATAATTTACCTATGCATAAGTTAAAGAAGCTCTATTGCTCCAAATGTTGTCAAAATTACCATTACCATCGGCCCATTTTTTTTTAGTTATTGAAGTAGAATTGTCGAGAATGAAAATTCTCCAATTTGCTGATGATTCGCTAGTGCCAGGTGCAGCCTCACCAATATAAGTGATACTTGCGGTCGTAGTTTTATCAACTAAAAGACTCATGGCTTTATTTCTTATTTCGATAGAGTCATTAGCAGCATCAAGAGTGATTTCGGTCACGTTGACATCCATAGAGAGCTTACCCCCTACATCGGTCACCGTGGCACTTGATGAAGCACCAACTGACTTATTAAGCGTTATAATCACGAGACTTCTCCTCGATGTACATGACTCGTACACCATTCCCAGTCGTATCTGTACCAACCCAAATGTCTCTCAAGTCCATCACACAACGATCTTGGTTCCCTTTGACATCCCCATCCACCTGAATCGTGAGCGTATCATCGGGTGCCACCTTTATACCAGTGAGAGCTATCCCAGAGGCTAGAGTATCCCCCACATAAACATTCCCCGTATTAGTCGCAAGCGCCTGTATAACCAAAGTACCAGTCAATATCTCACTTGCTGAGAGCTGAGTCCCCGATCCCGACACCAGTGTTGGTGGGTTTAGTAGAGTCGGTTTCAATTTGAGCTGCGCCATCAGGTCCTCCTATTCCAGTGTACACCAATATCTGAGTTGGTGTAGATATACTAGCCTCAATCTTAGCCTTAGGGCTGTATCTATTATGATCGACTCCAGCGGCCCACACCAATCCCTTATGCTTCGCCGTCTGAGCTGCCACGTTGTCCTCGTCCATTGCTTCGAGGGCCTCCATAGCCTCATCACGAAGGTATTCGCCTCGGTCCTCTCTAGCGCGTGCAATGCGCTCCTCTACACCAGGGATAGTTCTTCTCCAAGAGCACAATACCGAATAGCTAGGCATACCAGGAGTTGAGCAAACCTTCTTCATAGAGTCACCATGCACTATCTTTTCACAGATTAAATCTATTAAAATGTCCGAGTAAGGCGGTGAAGCTTGCTGAATGTGTGAAATACCAGTGATCTCTTCTTGAACGTACACCAGGTTATTATCTATTTGCTTAGGAACTAGGGCAGTTCTTGCGCCTGGAGGGGAGTTCTTAAGTAGTATGAACTCTGGAATACCAGTGAGTACATTATATATGTGGATGTAGTCTCCGACGAGGCGAGCTTTATGCGAGCCGAGACGCAGAAGCTCATCTATTGAGCCAGTGGTAATGAGGCGTTGTGGGGCTTCGTTGGGGATTTCTTGCATACACCGGTCATTATTTGTCCCGTGGATGTGTATGTCAATTGGTGTTTTGTTGCGCTACGCGCTAGATTCTAATGCTGTGGTACACCAGGTATGGTATTTGCATGGGCTGTGTTGCGTTATTTTATTTTTTGACACACCAGGGTATTTTTGAGGGGTGGGGTGGTGGTGGTGGTGTTGGTGATGGTGGTGGGTGCGATGCGTTAAAATGGTTTTGAGAGTAGAGTGGCGTGGATCGTGGTCCTAATACGCAAGAGGGGGTGCCCCGAATCACGGGTGTAGGTACCCGACGCACTGCACAAGCCCGTTCCTCTCGAATCTAGCGCCGCGAGTCGTGAAAGTCTTACTTTATATATATGGTGTAAGCTATCGCAATCATTTGTAATTTATTCACGCTTCGAGAATTATCATTGACTACTGTGCTGTCACTGTATATATTAAGTGTAAACCTATTGCAAGGATATTATTATGTTTAATTCGTTCTTTATGACTGCCCAAGATATAGCCGATTTAATGATTTACTCCCAGATTGCCTTTAGCTGCGTGATCTTGCTCATGCTACATTGGATAAGGCTCGCGGTACGATCGTTCAATCTGCGCAATCCTAGAGCCTAGGATTGACCTAAGCTCGATTCTTTGATCGTGGACCTCGGCACGAGGTCCATGGCGCAAGCGCCATCACACCAACCCGCGTCAATGACGCGGATCACCCAAACAACAGGAGTCTTTTTATGATTTTATGCATTGCAATAGTAATTGGAACTATAATTTGCTGCGCAATATTTCAGCATGATTCTGCGCGATAAGATTATGCTGCGTCGTGGCTCTTGGTTCGGGGTAAACTCCAGTGATTTTGAGGGAAAATTGGGTAAAATTTTGGTGTTTTTTAGGGAAAATTTTTAGAAAAATTGCGTCGTGGTGCGTCGGTGCTGTGCAGTGCATTCCAATTGTGCGGAATGCGTTGAGCGTTATAACGAAAAACGCTTGTAACATATGATGTTGGAAAAGTTTCTATAATATATAATAAAAAATTTATACAATTTTATAAAATTTTAAAATTCCAGAAAACTCCAGATATAATATATTGTATATAATATATATATATATATTTTAAAACTTTAATAAAGAGAGTATTGGTGTTACTATGCTACTTTTTTTAAATAAATTTCTGGAATCAATAACTTGCACGAAACACGAACCAAAAATAATCTGAAACATTTGCATTACACTGTAACTTCGCCTAAAACTTAAGCAAAAACTGGAGTAACAGGCCATAACGGCAACAAAATCTCGAAAAATGACTGTATTTTAACGCACTGCTCACGAAAATAATTTTTCTTTTTTCTTGACATGCACAACAACAATACCGTATCAATGCCTCATACACACACAAGGAGTATAAAAATGTTTGGTGTTCACAAAAATTTTGACTTAACAACTGGTGTCAAAAACAATACAATATGCGTCATCAATGACGCACCTAATCTAACGCATGTAATCTACCATAAAACAATCGTCTTCACGCATCATAAAAAACGCAGCGCATCTCTTAACCCAACTGGAGTAATAACGCTGCGCACAGGAGGATACGATACAGTATCAACACGAATCGTCATTAACCGCGCCTTAGAATTATCTCACACAGACTGGCGTATAGCCCGCGAAAAGGGCCGCTCTTTTCTTAAAGACTCCAATGGATTAATCATGCCCTTAGTGGATGGAATGGAAATTCACATATGAATCAATTAATAAAATCAAAGATAATAAATAATTCTGGTGTTATGAAAATTAAGGCCACGACGCACGGATCCCATCACATCACCATAAGATTAGATGCAAGCAAATCACTGGCTTCGCAGCATCTACTCGCCGCCTCTATGCTCGTGAATCAATTCCTACCGCGCGCTTCTTACAAACTTCACAGCGCTTGGGTTGACTTTGATTCTACTAATGAAGCCATTCATATAGTGGAAATTTTACATTCTGGTGTGAGTGAAGAAAATAATATTGACTGTGTCGCACAGTGAGCGTACTGTAAATAAAAATTAAAAAATAACTTAGGGATAATCCCTAAGATAAAAACAATTTGGTGTATCTCACCAAAAAAGAAGGAGTTAAAATGAAAGTATTAGTACAAACTTTAGGACAAGCTACGGCGAAAGTGATTGAGACTGAGGCTCAGACTGTTGGAGAATTTAAGAATGCTAACAGTGAATACTCATCATTCGCTTTTAATGTGAATGGCGATAGTGCGGACGATAGCACTGAGCTATTTGATAATGCGGTTATAATGCTATCTGAAAAAGTGAAAGGTGCATAGCAAACCCTTGGTGTA